GAGCAGGACAAGTTCCCTGCTCAACCTACAAGCGATTACACAAAGACAGCTATTAAGCGTATGCCAACAGCGGACTTGCAGACACTTGCCTTAGAACAAGGTATTGAGAACGCAATGGAGCTTACAGGAGCAGAACTTAAAGAATTGTTAATTGAGAAATTAGGATTATAGGAGCTGAAATTATGGAATACACCACATTAGAGCAAGTCAAAATCAGACTTAAACAATTTCATATTGATACAGTCACAAATGATGATAATACGACATCTGATGTGGTAGTGTTCGATAACAAAGAAGATAATCCAGTAATCGAACAGCTTATTAAACAGGCTACAGAAGATGTAAAGGCAAAAAGGTGTTATCCCGACAGCTACACAGATGAAATGATAACCGAGGACTTGAAGAAATTTGAGAGTGTTATTGTTAATCTGGCTGTCTACGACCATTCACAAGCTGGTGAAGCATTTATGGCAAGCTATAACGAGAATGGTGTCAACAGAACTTGGAGAGATAGAGACAGCTTATTTGTCGGGGTATTTCCATTTGCCAAAGTATTATAACGCCTATAGGGCATTACAGAATATTAAAGAAGATTGTGCGTTACCATTTTGCTGATGTCGGCAATATGGTAGCAGGCGGCACACATTAAGGGTGGTGGGCGGTGTGCCTATTAATTTTGCAGGAGATATAAAATGAAAGAATTTTTATTACAAACTTATACCGTAGTATTACCGATATTACTTGGATATATAGTTTGGCTTCTGAAGCAACAGAAAAAAGACAAAGACGCCAATAGCAAAGGCACAATGTTGCTTTTGCGAGTACAACTTATCGAATATCACGATAAGTATATGAAAATAGGTGAAATACCATCTTATGCCTATGACAATTTTGTTGAGATGTATAACGCATATCACGCATTAGGAGGCAATGGGATGGTAACTAAGATGTATAACGAAATACAGGAAATTCACTTAAAGAATGGAGGTAAAGATTAAAATGGATATAACATCGGTAACAACAGTTGTAGCAATCGTTGTAATAACATATCTGATAGGCTTAGGAGCTAAGGCGATTCCACACATTAAGGATAATTACATTCCTATAATCGTAGGCGTTGCAGGCGGTATCTTAGGCATTATAGGTATGTATGTAATACCTGACTTTCCGGCAAATGATATTCTTAATGCAATCGCAGTAGGAATTGTGTCCGGACTATCAAGCACAGGTGTTAATCAGATTTATAAGCAGGTAAAGAACAATGCTTGACATCAATAAGCAGGCTATGAAGTATTCACTTCAAGGACAGACAGTAATTATCTACGAAAGAGACGATGACGGCAATATCCTTTATGAAGGATATACCGACACAGAGGGTAACTTCATTCCTTATCTTGATGATGAGGGGAATAAGATACCTAAAGTTCTTGAAGAGAAAACGGGCTTTTCAGAGCCGGTCGATTTCAAAGCAAACATATCATTCAGCGGTGGAGAAGCACAGAGTAAAGAATACGGCTTTGATACCGCTGATTTTGACGCTATTTTGCTGACAGATAGGAATATGTTGCCTATTCAAAAAGGCGACCTTATATGGCTTAATAGCAAGCCTACATATACATCTGACAAACTTGTTGATGAAACATCAGCAGATTTCACGATTGTAGGCATTAAGCCAGCATTGTATTCAACTAAGTATATGCTTAAAGCAGTTGTAAAGTAGGTGCATTATGGCAAGACATACAATTAATATATCATTGTCTGAAAAGTCCGTAAATGAAGCTATCAGACAGCTACAACAGTACAAGCAGAGTTTACAGTATAAATGTGAACTGCTTGTTGGACGATTAGCAGAATTAGGTGACAAAGCGGCAATTATGAGTGTTAATGAAAGCCCATTAGGTAGGACAGTAACATTGAGAGTTGACAGAAAGCCTATTCAAGATGGCTACCAAGCTATTTTAATTGCTACCGGTAAAACTGTTGAAGTAGAAGATAGAGAGCCATTTTACACGCTATTAGCGATTGAATTTGGTGCTGGTATTTATTACAACAGCGGCAACGAGAACCCAAAGGCTAATGATTTCGGCTTGGGCGTAGGAACATATCCAGGACAAATCCACGCATTCAGCGACGGTTGGTACTACTTAGGTAATGATAATCAATGGCACTACACACACGGCGTTAAAGCTACAATGCCTATGTACAACGCTACAATAGAGATTATTAATCAATATAAGCAGATAGCAAGAGAGGTGCTTAGCTAATGGCAAATGCAAACGATTGGGCGACAGACCTTGAAAACACAGTCACAGCACTTGTCAAGGCTAAAACCCTAGCACAGCTTAAAAAGACATATCCAAAGATAGTCATAACCAATGAGGGGGAAAATAGCGGTCAAGCAGTATTCCCGACAGTATACATTCATTTACTGCCAGCAGTTGAACAAGGGCGAACACTTGACGGACAGACGGTTAACGCATTGTTAGCAACATTTCAAGTAGATGTTACAACTAACACAAGCAAATCTGACTGTCGCAAGGTTACGGCAGTAATTACAGATGCATTTAAGACAATGAGATTTCAAGGTAACGCAATGCCAGAGTTCTCAATCAGTAATAAAGTACATAAGAGTACCGCACGATTTAGGCGGTTAATCGGAGCAAATGACAGATTATTGTAACAAAGAGCAGAAATGCTCTTATTTTTTTGCAAATTTTTAGGAGGTAAGAAGATATGGTAGATACAGTAGCAGGATTAAGCGCACTGGGAATCACGTTTAGTTATAGTGTTGAAACTACAGCAGGTACTAAACCAACAGCGTTTAAACTTCTTCATAGAATCAATTCTATTGATGAGATTACAGTAACCCCAGAGGCTATAGATGCATCAGCACTTGAAGATTTACAGACAAGAAACATTGCAGGTAGAGATACAGTTACAGATACAGTTGCGGTAACAGTTAATAAGACGGAAGCTACAATCAAAGAGTGGAAAGACCTTATTACAGAATATAAGGCTTTAACTGATGGAAAGAGAATGTGGTTTCAAGAGATTACTCCGGGTATATCAGATGCGGAGTTCTTTGTTGCACAGCCGCCTTCAAAGTTACCAATTACGGGCAAGGAGCAAAATTCACTTCTTACAATGGCTATCAACCTTATTATTGAGGATATGGTAGGAACAGATACAGCAGTAACCCCAACATCGGGGGAATAATGAGCTATTCGACTAAATCAAAAAAGGCTGTGTCGGATAGCGTAGAAAACGCCAAAACAGCCGACTACACATCATATCTTGATGATGTAACAGAATAATTAATTTAAAAGGCAGGTGCGGTGTAAAATCCGCACCTTTCCCTATATGGACGATAGGGTGGGAAAGGGTAAAAATTATGATGAATATTAATGTAAACGGAAATGAATACAAAGTTGAGTTTTCTTTTGGAGCAGCAGAGTGTAAAGATATAGTGCAGAAAATGTTCTCTGTCGTTAATGGTTCTTACTTACTTGTACAGACAGACAAGAGTGTTGCACAGGCTTCCTTTGATGGATTAGCAAATATGACAGCAGATGTGCCAGAAATTTGCATTTTAGCCATTTACGCAGGTTGCATTGACAATAACCCAGTAACAATGGATGAAGCAAAGGAACTCACTAGGGCATATATTACAGAGAAAAGAAAGACAGATAAGAGTTACGGATATAGAACATTGTTTGAAGAAATCAAGAAAGCGATGGAAGATGATGGTTTTTTCGAGTTGTCGGGAATAACAGCGATGTTAGAGGAGATGGCGAACAATGTGGAAGAAGCGACACAGGAACAGAAGAAGCCGACAGTAGTTCCACAAGACCACAAGAAAAAGCAGACTTCCACAAAATAATATGGGAAGAATACTTTGTTTTAGCCAGTTCACTAGGCGTTAGTTATTCAGACTTCCTTAAAATGACACCCAAAAAGCTATGGGCGGTTGTAGAGGGTAAGAAACTTGAAAGACAACGAATGGATTCAGATATATGGCTTGCAGTAGGCAACTACATACTCCCAGCAATCAAGATAGGTGTTAGAAGCGGTGCTTGGGGTAAAGGCGAGCTTGAATACCCAGACAAGCCTATTTATAGAGATATTAACAAAAAAGAGAACAGCAAAGATGAAATACAAAGAAAGAGAGAAGAATTTGTTTTGAATATGAAAATACGAAAAGCAAACTGGGATTTAACACACCCTAAAAATGATAAACTGGAGGTATAAAGCGTGGAATTAGACAGTTTAGAAGTCAAAATTACCGGTACTGCCACTAAAGCTATCAATTCTGTAGATAAGCTGATAAATCAACTTACAAGGCTATCAACATCACTTGCAACTGTGAATGGTTCATCACTAAGCGGTCTTACAAATGGTGTTAGTCAGTTAGGTTCCGCTATGCAGAATATGAACGCAGGAACAGCAGATTTTACAAGGCTTGCCAAGAATATCACAAAGATAGGTTCTGTTGATTCAGTTGCACTAACTAACACAGCTACATCACTTCAAGCTGTCACAAAGGCAGTTGCAAGCATATCAGCTATTCCGCAAAATGCAACACAGGTCACAGAATTTGCAAAGTCACTTGGTAAGCTAGGCAGTAAAAGTATTGAAAATGCCGTTGTAAACATTCCAAAGCTAGGTAATGCTTTAAATGGCTTAATGACAACGCTATCAAGAGCACCAACAGTAAGTCAGAACGTTATTCAAATGACTAACGCATTGGCTAATCTTGCTAGTCAAGGTAGCAAGGTGGGTACTTCTTCAAACTCACTTCAAAAGTCACTGTATGGCGTGTCTACAAGTGCTAGGACAGCAACTAGAAGCAGTTGGAACTTAGCAAGTGCGATAGGTAAGTTTTATGCCACTTATTTTATGGTAATTCGTGGCAGTAAGAAACTTATAGAAGCAATTAAGTCAACAACAGATTACATTGAAGCATTCAACTATCAAGCGGTAGCGTTTGGCAAGATTGGTTCAGAGTGGGATAAAGATTACGGAAAGTACGGATATGATAACGCAACAGCATATGCAGAGAGCTTCCAAAGCAGAGTAAACGATACTCTCGGAAAGCTGTCTGGTTTAAAAGTTAATGTTCAAGGCGGTTTGCTTGAAGAAAGCGGAGCAAAGAACTTAGGACTTAACATACAAGAAGTAACACAGTATGCTTCACAGTTAGCTTCTGTTACTAATTCGTTAGGACAGACAGGCGAAGCAACAACGGCTATAACAAAGTCAATGACAATGCTTGCGGGCGATATAAGCTCACTTTTCAATGTGGACTATTCAACAGTAGCACAGAACTTACAAAGCGGTTTAATCGGACAATCGAGGGCATTGTACAAGTATGGTATTGATATTACCAATGCTACATTAGCGACGTATGCTTACAACTTAGGCATTTCTAAGTCGGTGTCTGAAATGACACAGATGGAAAAACAACAGTTAAGAGTGTTAGCAATATTAGACCAAAGTAAAGTATCTTGGGGTGATTTAGCCAATACGATTAACAGCCCAAGTAATATGTTACGCCAGTTCAGCAACAATATGAAAGAGGTAGGAATGGTAGCAGGACAGCTATTTATCCCAATTCTTTCAAAGGTTATGCCAGTAGTAAACGGAGTAACTATTGTAATCAAAAGATTATTAGTCAATCTTGCTTCTTTAATGGGCGTTAAGATTGACTTTGAGAGCTTCGGACAAAGTGGCTATAAAGACACATCAGATGGCTTAGAAGATATTTCAGACGGCTACAAAGATGTAGCTGATTCAGCTAAGAAAGCTACATTATCCCTTATGGGATTTGATGAAATAAATAAATTACAGGACGATACAAGCTCAAGCAAGGGCTCAAGCGGTGGTGGCGGTAGCACTATTGATTTGACAGATGATATTGCTAAGGCGGCGGCAGAATATGAAGCGGCGTGGAATAAAGCATTTGCCAATATGGAAAATTCGGCAGTTGCTTGGGCTGATAGAATAGAAAAAGCCATAAAAAAGGGTGACTGGTACGGAATAGGTACTTACGCAGGCAAACAAATAAACAAAGGGATAAATGCTTTTCCTTGGAAAAAAACAGGAGAAGCAATTACAGAAGCTATTTGCAATGTTTTGGATTTTACAGATGGATTTGTTAGTTCTGTTGATTGGGAACAATTAGGAAGAAATATAATAAAGTTTATTGAAGGTATAGATTTAGGAAAAATAACTGTAAAAATTTTGGACCTAGCAATTGACTTAGGAGTATCAGCAATAAAATTAATATGGGGTGCTTACCAGGAGATATACGACAAATGGGGAATTGCAGGAATTTTGGCTTCTTTGGTTATTCCGGGCGGAATTCTTACACTTAAATTTATTACGGAATTTTCAGCAAGCATAGATGATAGTAAATATGTAAAAAAAGCAAAAGATGGCATAGAAAATATAAAAATAGCTGCACAAGAAAAATGGAATGAAATTACAGATTGGTGGAATAATACAGCAATCGTAAATTGGTGGAATAATGATGTTACGCCTTGGTTTACTAAAGCGAAGTGGCAGTCACTTGGAGATAATACAAAAGATAGCTTGCAAGATAGCTGGACTTCTTTTAATAACTGGTGGAGTAGCACAGGAATATACAACTGGTGGAACAATAGCGTAGCACCTTATTTTACAAAAGCAAAATGGCAATCTCTTGGAGATAACGCAAAGGGCAGCTTAACTGATAGTTGGACTTCGTTCAATAATTGGTGGAGTGGCACAGGTATATATAATTGGTGGAATAATGATGTTACGCCTTGGTTTGCTAAAGATAAATGGAACAACTTGGGTGATAATTTCAAGTCAAGTCTACAAGATAAATGGTCTGATTTTTCTTCTTGGTGGAGCACAACCGGAATTTACAATTGGTGGAATAATCACGTAGCACCTTACTTTACGGCAGATAGATGGCGTGATATGGCAGATGGAATAAGAGTAGGCATACAAGATAAGTGGAATAATGTAGTTAATTGGTGGGATAGCAAACCATCCCTTAGTGAAATTTCAGTAGCCGTTGAGAACTTTTTTTATAAAGTAAGAGATATGTGGTATAATTTCAAAGATTGGTGGGACAACTTAGGACTTAGCTTCCCACATATAAAAACGCCACATTTCGATATTGATGGCGAATTTAGTCTTGCGCCACCTCAAGTGCCCAAGATAAGTGTTGATTGGTATGCAAATGGCGGCTTTCCAAACAAAGGACAGTTATTCGTTGCTAATGAAGTAGCACCCGAAATGGTTGGTACTATGGACGGAAGAACAGCAGTAGCCAATCAGCAGGAAATCACAACAGGTATTGCTAATGCAGTTTATCCAGCGGTTTACAATGCAGTTGTGGCGGCTATGTCAGAAGCTAACAACAATGTAAACATAACACTACAAGGTGACGCTGATAAATTGTTTGCAATGGTACAGGATAAAGCTAATAACTACACTAATATGACAGGGCAAGCAGCATTCCCTTATTAATTGACAAATAAATAATAAAAGAATATATTTAAAGTACTAAAGATAAGGGGGAATGTATATGTTAAAAAAAGGCTTATATAAAATGCTGGAAGTATTAGGAATAAAGAAAAAACAGCAACCACAAATTCAACGCCCACTAAATCCTAACTTTAAAGGAGTGTACAGAGCAACAGAAAAAGGTCTAGTTGAAGTGTATTGCCCAAGATGTAATAGTTGGGAATGTTCACACACGCAGATTACAACGACCATACCACAGAAAACTAAAACAAGATACACTATTAATTTGAATCCGTTTAGACTATTTACATTAGTTAATAAGAAAGAAAAAATTAAGCAACAAGGCAGAACTTATTCACAGCATAGATTTATGTGTAAAAGATGTGGATTGATTTTTTGGTAATATATAATTTTAATTACATTAGATTTTTAATAAAAGGAATGTACCAAGATGAATGAAAAAGATAACAAAAAGAAGCCACAGGAGATAGTGGTTGCAGTATTGGCAGGAATAGTATTTGTTACAGCGTTATTTATTATTAATAATATAACTGAAAGCGATAATAAAACAATAGCAAATACACAGCCTGCAACTACAACACAAAAAGCTACTGAAAAGACCACGGCGGCTACAATACAAGATACATATGATAAGCTGACAAAATATAAGGCAGGCACTTACAAAGTAGGTAAAGATATTCCAAACGGCGATTACTATTTGCAATCATTAACAAGCAAAGGTTCGGCTTATTTTGGCGTATATGCAGACAGCAATAAAACCAAAATAAAGTTTAATGAAAATTTCAAAGGCAATATGTTGATAAGTGTAGAAGATGGAGAATATCTTGAACTAAACAAGTGCAATGCGATACCTCTTTTAGAATTCAGACAGTATTACACAACCAAAACTACTCTTGATAATTGTATGTTAGAGGTTGGAATTGACATAGAACCAGGAGAATATAAACTGATAGCCACATCATCAAGAGGATATTATTGTATCTATGATGATTTAAGGCAAAGCCACATTGTAAGCAATGATAACTTTGACAATCAGACGTATTGCACAGTTCAAAAAGGACAGTTTTTAATACTTAATAATTGCAAAATAGATAAATAAAAAACAGAACAAGTTGAATAGACCTGTTCTGATTAGCACGTATGAGTACATATAAGTTGTTCACGTCAATAATAACAAATAAATAGCAAAATGACAAGGACATTTCACTTAATTGTGAGGTGTCCTTTTTGTGTGCTTAGGAAGTGAGGTTTTACTATGAATTTTATACAATACATAAAGCAAACGTGGAAAGCTGGCACAAGCGGCGGCACTCCATTAAGTCCAGATAGACTTAATCATATCGAGGATGGAATTAAGAATAATAACGATATGATAAGTGAGCTGAACAACAATTTATACAATGTGTATAAAATAATGATTCCCGCAGGAAGAAAATTAAGAGTTCACATTAAAACTAACATCGCTGGTCAATATGCATTTGCTGGAATTATATATGTACAAGGTTCGTCAGGGGCAGCGGCATCAAATGCTTCTGTTCAAGGTTATGGTTCTGGAAGTTCAGCACGATACCGCATTACCCAAATATTGCAATCAAATAGCATTAAATACACTTATGGGCAGGATGGCGATAGAGATTTTTTTGTGGAAAATTTACTTCCTACAGTAACTGTAGAATTTTGTTTTTACGAATTTTTAAAAACTTCAATTATTGAACTTACATTAGTGTAATTCTAACTATTAAGATATTTTAGCTGCCACTCATAGTTATTACACCAAATTGATACCACTGTAATTTGTTGCCTTACGTTCATTATTGCTTCGTACACAGCATCAGAATCGTTGTTCAGCCCACTTATCATATCGTTATTATTCTTAATGCCATCTTCCATATGATTAAGTCTGTCTGGGCTGAATGGAGTAAATATATAGAAAAGAGGTAATTGAATGATAAGTGCTGTAATTATCGAGGGAGTAACATTCCCAGTAGCATATAACGGCTACACATACAGTAGAAATAAGATATGGTCTAAAAACACAGGCAGGAACGACTATGGCGAAATGGTAGGCACAATCGTAGCTATCAAAGACAAAGTAGAACTGCAATTACCGCCACTTACAGGCGAACAGGCATTGTTACTTGATAATGTGATTAGCGACATAGATAACCCATTCCCAACAGCACAAGTCCTGTTCTTAGGCGGTCAACAAAAGGAAATGACAATATACACAGGAGATGTGACATATCCGTATCTCACAAGAGCGAAGAATGAGGACGGATTAATAGTCGGAGCGAAACTAAGCTTAATTCAGAAATAAGGAGATTAACTATGAAAATAACAGGAAATGAAGTTTTAGCACATTATGAAGCACTTGCAAGTGTAGCACAGCTTAAAATGGGTGGCAGATTAGCAGTTGCCATTATGTCTAACATTAAGATGTTAGAGCCACACTTTAAGGCAGTCGTGGAAACGATAGAAAAGATACGCGAGGAAAATAAAGATAACAACGATAAGATAAAATCAGAACTTGAAGAACTAGGAGAACAGGAAATAGAAGTATCTGAATACACAAAAGTTGATATAAGCGCATTTGATAGTTGTGAAGCCATTGAGCCAGCTAACATTATCGCACTTAGCTTTATGATTAACGATTAATCAGCAGAAAGGAGCAATCCAATAAATGAAAAATATTAATTGGGGTGCGGATTTCAATTTGCTGTATGCAAGATATTACAGCAAATATTTAGTTGACGGAAAAGAATACAATCAGACACTTAATGAGTTTAAGTACAGCAACATAATCAATCCGAACAATAGCATTTCCATAGGTAACACTTGCAGTAGTAGTGTTACCTTTTCTATTTATAATCCAGAAATCACGCTTGAAAATAAGGATATAACTATTTTTGAGGGCGTTAAGGGCGATAGCGGCATTGAGTATGTACAGATAGGCATATTTACTGTGATTAAAGAAGAAAGCAATGGCGAATACACTAAGTACACAGCTTATGACAAGATGTACAAAGCTGAAAAAGGTTATTTTACTAAATTAACTTATCCTAGTACGGATAAGGCTATTTTAGAAGAAATCTGTACAAAGTTAGGCATACAGTTAGCAACTAGCATAACAAACACACATACAATTACAGATAAGCCACAAGGTTATACAATGCGTGAAATGATTGGTTATATGGCTATGCTACAAGGTGGAAATGCGGCTATTAATTCTGACGGAAACCTTGAAATAAAGTGGTACAAAGATAGCGGTTATGTGCTTGACGGACATCAATACTATCAGCAAGGGGTTACTTTTACCACTAGCAAAGATTTTACGATAAGAAAGCTGACTTGTAACAATACAAAGTCTGGTGATAGCAAAACAAGTGAGATAACTGCCGGCGACGGAACAACAGGACTTAGCTTTGCTAATCCATTTATAACACAAGCTAACTTAAATGAGATTTATAACAAGATAGGCGGCTTTCAGTTTAGACCGCTTACAGTTAAGTTTTTAGGTGATTGGCGATTAGAGGTAGGCGACATTATAACTGTTAATAAGGGCGGCGTTGATTACAAAGTACCTATAATGCAGATTACGCACGAATGTGACGGTGGTTTAATGGACACAGTTACATCTATCGGACAATCTGACACAGAAAACAGCAATATTGCTAGTGGTCCGATAACAAAGCAAATGGAACGATACTACGCTGATTTAGTCTTAATCAACAAGGCAGTTATTGAAAATGCTTATATGACTAATGCCAATATTGAGAATTTAAAGGCACATCAAGCATATATCGACCAACTAAAAGCCAATAAGATTGAAGCTGTCACAGCAGATATTGTTAATTTGACGGCAAATAAAGCTACGATTAATGAAGCTAATATCGCTAAGTTGCAAGCAGATTATGCACAGATAGGCGTGTTAAATGCTGATGTAGCAGATATTAAGACTTTAATGTTTGGTTCTGCGACAGGTAAAAGTTTAACAACAGAATTCGCTAATGCAGTTGTAAGTGTTATTGGCAATGCACAGATTAAGGATGCTATGATTGACAGCATAGCCGCAGATAAGATTACAAGTGGGAAGATTTATACAAACCTTGTTGAAATTCTAAGCGAAAGCGGAAATCTTGATATAGCTGACAATACGATACAGATAAAAGATGATAACAAGGTTGCAAGAGTTCAAATAGGTAAAGACGCTAATTCGGACTACAATATGTACGTCTGGGATAAAGCTGGCAATCTTATGTTTGATGCCTTAGGACTTACCGAAAAAGGCGTTACAAGAAAAGTTGTTCGTGATGATGTTGTTCAAGATGACGCTAATATTAATGCAAGTAAGCTGGATATCGAAACATTGTTTAATGTTATTAATAACGACAGCACACATACACTTAAGAGCAATAAAATTTATCTGGACAACGAGGGACAGACACTTAATGTCATTATGCAAGCTATAACAAGTGGTGCTGGTAAAGATTACACACAATGGGGCGGTATGATGAAAGTTGCTAGTGATTTTATCACTAACAAGTTGTGGTGGACTGAAAATGTTGATAATGAAAGCATTAAGACTAAGTTTTCTACTGTTAATCAGAAGCTAGATAGCTACGAAATAACGTTATCCGACTTATACCAACAAACGAACGATAATTTTATGGTGTATACAGTTACAGAAACACCTAACAAAGATAATTACCCAGCTATTGATTGGTTCATACCTATTTATCCGTCAGATGATTTATTTCCAAGCGATAATCTTACTTGGACTTATAGCAATGATGAATACGCAAAATATCACGGGGCAATAGCACACAACGAAACAACTCAAAAAACTTGGCGTTGGGCTAAAGATGATAAAGGTAATTGGAGTTGGAAAGAGGTATCTAACACACAATTAGCTTATATGCTTAATCAAAACGCTAGCTTTAAAATGAACTTAGATAGTATATCTACATCATTGTTAAGTGTGCAGCAGAATTTAAAAGATAACTACAGTACAACCACAGTTATGAAGAATGCTATAACGCAGGCTGTAAAAGCAGAAAGCAATAGCATTAAACTTGAAGTGTCTAATGCTTATGCTACAAAGGATAGCTTAAGTAGCTACAGCACAACAACGCAGATGAATGCGGCTATAAGCACAGCAATAAGTAAAGAAAGTTCAGCGATTAAGTTAGAAGTAGCAGGAGCATATGCCACAAAAGATAGCCTTAAAAATTACGCTACAACAGCAAGTCTTAGTGCTTATATCAAGAAAGACCCAAAAAGTGGCGAACTTAAATCCGCAATTGAAGCAATTGCAGATGATATAACGCTTAAGGCTAAGGGGGCTATTAATATTAGCGGTAACAAGAGCGTTAACATTAGTGGTAACGCATTTACTTTAACATCAACTAATACAATTATAAGTGCAACGGGGACAATTACCTGTAGTGATATAATCGGGACCGGGGGTCGCATTGGCAATTGGGATATTACTGATGGAAGCTTAAAGAATGATTACTTAGCACCAGACGGATACTTAAGAAGAACTTACATTCAAAGTTCAAAAAATATTGGTGATTGGATTTTTTCTGTTCAGAAAGGAGCCGTACAAGGAACTTCGCCAAGCACACTAAACTCCCTGTGGCACGTTACTAACGATGGCGAAATGCAGTTCAATGTTGAGAGTGGTAAAGGTATTAAAATGTATGGTTCGGCAGGATTAGAGTTAGAAGTGTTAAGAGACCGCATCGAATTATATTACCAGCCTTACATCAATGGAGAACCGCAAGCTTGGACGAAAATTGAAAAAGGAAAAATTTCTATAGACTCAAAAGGTTGGAGTTCTTTTGGTGACTGTGCTCTATCTGTAGTTAACAGCTCAATAAAGACTACAGCATTGTATATAATGCATCAAACAGAAGATGGGTCATACTATCAAAGAGGATGTGTAATTAATAGAAATCCTTTTTCTGGTGATATTATGTTTGATTGGGATGGACGTTATCTTCGCGGATATATAGGGGATAATGTTGTTATCACTTGGGACAACGAAAATAAAAATTGGATATAAGATTAGGAGGTAAAACACAATGTTAGACATCAACTCATCAATTCAGAAGAACGGAACATTATCCGTTCAAAACTCAGACGGAACACTTAAACAGGTAGCTTATCTGTCAGCTACAATCAGCGAAAGCGGCACAGTCAGTATGTCAGCTAGTTTCAATGATTTTGCGGCATACTTGGCGAATGATATAGCACTAGACAGTGAGCTTAAGAGCTTCCTTGATGGTGTTAAAAACACATACAAGGCAACATACAGCACAGAAGATAACACAGTTGGTTCAGATGTAACAGGAACAGTAGAAAGTGAGGTATTTTAATTATGATTAAATGTGGAGATTTTTCAGCGTGGAATGGTGTAGTTGACTGGAACAGAGTTAAGGCGGCAGGACTTACTCACGCTATTCTTAAGGTTATCAGACGTGATTTTGACCCAGATAAGCAGTTTGAAAACAATTGGAAAGGCTGTCAGTTAGCAGGTGTGCATATCTGCGGTGTATATAACTATGTATACACACCAACAGTAGAAGAAGCTATTGCGGCGGCTAACAGAGTGCTTGAAGTGCTTGACGGACGTAAAGTAACAGTTTGGATGGACGTTGAAGATACTTGTATGCGAAACTTAGGTTCAGAGCTTATCGACATTATCAAGGCTTACAAAGAGGTTATTGAGGGTGCGGGATATGACTTTGGCGTATATACTGGCTTATCATTCTATGGTAGTTACATCAAGCCCTATACAGACCCTAGCGACTTAGATTGTCCGTTCTGGATAGCACGTTACTACTTAGGCTATGATGAAATGCAGTTAAATGATGATGTTAACGCAGATAAGACACCCAGTATCGACCATTATCTTGCAGGGTGGCAGTATACTTCTAGCGCAAGAATTGACGGTGTAGACGGAGTTTGTGACTTATCAGAATTCTATGGCTTTCATAATGAAGAAGATAATACAGAAGATAACAGCGAAGAAGATAACACAGAGGATAGCACAGATGAACACGTATATGCTACATATGCCGCTTATACAGACCGTTGGTGGGGTGAAGTAGAGGATAGAGAAGATTGGGCTGGTGCAGGCGACAATAAAGCTATCACAGCACTTATTATTAAGGTCAGCAGAGGTTCAGTTAAGTACAGAGTTCACTTAAAGGGCGGTGATTGGCTTCCTTATGTTACTGGCTTTAATTATGACGATTACGATAATGGCTATGCAGGTGACAAGAAGCACGAGATTGACGCAATAGAAATCATTTACTATACGCCAGAGGGTGAGCCTTGGAAGTATGCAAAGTATATGGTATCTGTATTCAATAACCGCAACTTCTATCCAGAACAGATAGACAATGAAACATCAAATGGAATGGACGGATATGCAGGCGTTATGGGCAATGCAATCGACAAGTTCCAGTTAGTTGTCGAATAAAGTCGAAATAACGCGACCGAAAGCATTTGAAATATACTAACGATAAATGTATAATAAACTTGTCTTTGAGAAAAGACCCTTAAACATTTTCAAGTTCTGGCAGGCGATATTGTTTGATTGGCGTTGGCAATATCGCCGCTACACTTGACACGATAGAACGTGTGTTCTATAATAATTACATCGTCACAATAGTAAAAGAGGGGAAGTGCGAATGTGAATAACAATGACTACAAAAAGGAAATTATTGAAATGGTAGAAAATACTAGCGATAATGCAGTATTAGAGTATATCTATAAAATAATAGCAGATATAAAGAAAACTAGTGCAACATAATGTTGCACTAGTACACTTGAAAGAATAAAAGATTTTATCGCAATTTCATAAATCGTGAGTATTAATTAAAGTTCATCATAAGCAAGTAGTCCAAGTTTAGTAATAGTTACATCTTCAAGGGTTTGGGTGATGTAACCTTTATTGCTAAGCTCTCTCATAAATGGCAACATTGAAATCATATCAATGCCAAGACAACTAGCAATGTCGGCATAGTTAGTGTTGCCATTTTTATCTCTTTTCTCTACTATAGTCTTTAAAAAATCCTTCGATTCAATCATTTATTACGACTCTCCTTTAAATAAATTAATTAAGCCGAGGACATATTCTTGCTGTTCGTCACTTAACTCGAAAAATGTTTTTAATGAGTGTAATAATCTTTTGTCATTTCTAATTTTAATCCACAAATCAGCTTGTTCAGATAAAATAAGCTGCTCTTCTTCGCCAGTTCTTAAATATTCGGCTGATACGCCTAAATATTCGGCAATTTTTCCCAACCTATCATCTGGCAATGTACCTTTACGCAACTGACCTATATATCCGTTAGCAAAACCACATTCTAATTCTAATTTATGTATTGAAATCTTCCTTTGTTTGCATAGGTCTTTTACTCTTTCTACCGTGTTCATTTGTGTTTTCCTCCATTTTTTAGAGTTTCACCTAAAAAAGGTGTTGACAAATTAGAGAACACTCTATATAATAAGTTTAAAGGTTAGGGAAAAGCCTAAAAATAAACTTAAAGGGAAGTGCTCTCAAAATATGTTTCTCGACAATTCATATATTAGAACTTTCTCTAAAGATTGTCAAGCTTTTCTCTAAATCTTTATTAAATAAAGAAAGGAGAAGTCTATGTTTTATCAAAATGTTGTCGCTTATTGCGAAGAAAACAATTTGTCAATACACGCATTTGAAAAAAAATGTGGTCTTGGTAATGGAGTTGTAGGCAGGTGGAAAGATAATAATTCTTTACCGGCGTTAACCACAGTACAAAAAATTGCAGAAGCAACAAAAATCCCAGTTGAAAAATGGATTAAGTAAAGAGGTATCAATGAAGAAATTAAGACTTTGTGACATAGCATTAATAACATCAATAATCGCTGTTGTTATTGCAATATTGAATATTTCACTTACGATAATTGACTTATTATTTTGATAATAAGCAGAAAGGAGTAAGAATGGCAGAAGTCACAAGAAAAGCTATCCAAAATGAAATGACAAAAACGATAGAGGGAAGTTGCTTCTATGAAAGGCTCCACTGCAACGGACAAGATATAAGCGAATTGATTGCTGACACAAAAGCATTAATTGCCCAACATAACTTATCCGTTTTAGAAGCCAAAGGGTTTTTAGATTATATGAAGATTATTCTTGACAATTCTTCATATCTTCAAATTCAGAAATAGCCTTAATACAACATTTTTCAAAAGATGTATTGTCAGGTATTTCTTTAGCAGTCTTGAGTATAGATAATACTTTGTCAGAGTGAGGATATTCAAGACCACAGTTAGGGCAAATAATCTTGTCGGCAGATACACTTTCATTAACAGTATATCTATTGTGGCAAGTACAAGTTATTTGAAATTTTAGAAACATATTTTCACCTCTTTTCCTATTTAGAATAAGAGGATTATAACACAGAAATGCAGAAAGGAGTTATATGGATAATTTACAAATTTTTAGCAATTCAGAGTTTGGAGAAATCCGAACTGCATTAGTAAATGATGAACCTATGTTTTGCTTGGCTGATGTATGCAAGGCATTGGAAATGAGTAATCCAACAATGGTTGCGCAGAGATTGGATGATGATGAACGCACTAAGCTAGACTTAGGGCGTCAAGGAGAGACAAACTTCATAACAGAAAGTGGTTTGTACGCAGTAATTCTTAGAAGTGACAAACCCAATGCTAAGAAGTTTCGTAAGTGGGTTACATCAGAGGTCCTTCCGTCAATCAGAAAGACAGGCAGTTATAGTATGCCAAAAACAACAGGCGGTCAGATACAGCTTTTAGCACAGGGCTATACAGAACTTGAACAGGCTGTTAACTCTATCAAAGAAGATATGACAGAGCTTAAGGATAACACACCTCTTTACGGCTGTGAGATTGATGAGGTCAAACAGCACGTTAATAGAAAAGGCGTAATTGTACTTGGTGGCAAGGATAGCGAAGCCTATAAGAACGGCAGTATTCGCAGTTCGGTATATTCTGACATATATAAGCAGTTAAAACGTGAGTTTGGTTGCGTAACAACATATAAGAGCATAAGAAGAAAGTACATTGATAATGTACACAAGTTTATAGACGATTATGCGCTACCTATGGCACTTGCTGAACAGGTAAATGCAGCTAATGCACAGATAAGTATGAGCTTTTAAGGAAAGGAGTTTTAGCAGATTGATATTTATTATTTCTGAAAAAGGCGAGCAGATTAATGAGGTAGAAAAGCTTGAAATCCTGGCACATATTGGCAGAAGAACAAGTTACCTCTTAGGAAGAAATAAACATTGTGAGCCATTAAGGAGCATAGTTACAAGAGATATTTTAGGGCAGTTAAAGCACGAATACGGGTGTGGTTTGAGTGGACTTAAAAAGGAGTACATAGCAGACACTCACGATTTTATCGACTGCTACGAACTGCCTACAATAATGAAAGAGAGATATAAGCTATGATACAGGGATTTATGCTAGGAACGATATTCGGGATGTTTTTAGAACTGGCTTGTATCGTTCTGACAATGGCAAGGGCAAAGAGAAAAGAAAGGATTGAACAATATGAAACAGGTAAACGAGAAAGTAATAACAGTACAGGATTGCATTGATATGTACGAGAAAAAAGATATGTATACAGTTATTGACGGCGGTAAAGTTGTTGGATTTGTAGAAAAGAGAGAGGAGAACTAAAGATGAAAGAGAGAAATAATAATATTACAGTTTTTGGGTTAGTTGCAGAAGAACCAGTTTTCAATCACGAAGTTTTTGGAGAAAAATTCTTTAAGATGATGATTTCTATTGACAGGGTTAGCGGAGCAGTAGATACACTTCCTGTCCTTATATCTGAAAGAATTGTAGATATGAACGAATTAAAAGCAGGTGCTTGCGTAATGATTACAGGAAGAATAAGAAGCTACAATGAGCATATAGGTGAAAAAAGCAAGCTGATATTAGCAATCTTTACTGAAATTATAGAAATATATGAAAACGAGGAAGAACTACCTTTTAATAATGATGTAGTTCTTAGAGGTTTTATTTGCAAAGAACCTATATACAGGGTAACACCACTTGGAAGAGAAATAACAAATGTTCTCATAGCTGTTAACAGAGCATATGGCAAGTCAGACTATATACCTTGCATAACTTGGGGCAGAACAGCTAAGTTTGTCGGTCACTTGCCAGTAGGAACACATATAGAAATGACAGGTAGGTTTCAGTCAAGACCTTATACAAAGAAGATAAGTGAAGACAAAATCGAAAACAGAGTAGCTTATGAGGTATCAGTAGGCAGAGTTGAGATTGTAGAGGAAAAGGAGAATGCTGATGAATAGTGATATTACAGTTTCGGAATTAGCTGCTATGGCAGCAGATAATGAAAAGCGTTGTCAAGTATGGCATCCAGTTCAAGGTGTTATATTTGATGGCACGTTTGATGAACTTGACAGACGGCATTATCTGGCAGATAAGACAGTTGATAACTTCTCAATAGAAGATGATGTGTTCATTATGAATATATAAATAAGGAAAGGATATGTTTATGAAAAGAGCAGTTTTAAAAAAGGTAGTACTTGAAAACTTTATGTGCTATGCACACGCAGAGCTTGATTTTTATGCCATTACAAAGATTATGGCTAAGAATGGCAAGGGTAAGTCAACTATTGCCACAGCTTATCTGTGGTGTCTGTTTAACTGTGATTATGAGCTAAAGGATAATCCGGTTGTAAGAAGAGAGGTTGGCGGAAAGTCCGTTGATGATATGGACACAAGCGTTGAACTTACACTTGATGTTGACGGAAAAGAAATAACTATGAAGAAAGTACAGAAGCGTACTTACAGCAAAGATGACAGCAGTTATAAGGATGATAACAAGTATTTCATCAACGATGTGCCTAAGACATTAAAGGATTTCAATGCATACCTTGATGTTGATATGAATGTATTCAAGATGTGCAGTAATGTGAACACATTTCTTAATCAGAAGCCGGCAGAAATGAGAGAATACTTATTCGGTCTTGTAGGCAATGTTACAGACCTTGATATAGCTTCACAGAAAGCTGAATTAGCCGAGTTAGTTCCTTTACTTAATAAATATACAGTTGAGGAATTATCCGCTATGAATAAGGCTACCAAGAGCAAGATTACAAAGGATTTGCCTATTCTTGACGGACAGATTAAGGAAAAGGAAAGAGATATACAGCTTAAACAGGCTATTGAAGTATCTGACCTTGAATTACAGAAGAACAGCCTTAAAGAGCAGATTGCTGATTGCGTGGCAAAGCAGACCGACAATGACAAGCTGATGGCTGAATATGACAATGCTAGTGCTAATATTCTCAGCTTAAAGTTTGAGCTTGACGATATTCGCCGTAAAGCCAATGAGGAAAATATTAAGGCTAGAAGAGATATTGAGAACAAGATTTCTGATAAGCAGTTTCTTGTTAGGCAGACAGAAAAGACTATTACTGATACAGAAAAGAGCATTGAGTATCAGCAGAATACCATTGATAGCATAAATAAGAATTTACAGGATATAAGGAATAAATGGAAAGCGGAGAATGAACGCAAATTTGACGAAGCAAGCCTTATTTGCCCTTATTGCAAGCAGGAATATCCAGAGGATAAAAAAGAACAGTTAAGAGCCGATTTTGATAGCCACAAGGCGGAAGAATTAAAGACTATCACATACAATGGCAACCTTTTTAAAGACAAACTTGATAAGAATAAGAAGATTCTTAAAGATTTACAGAAAGAGTTACCACAGCATAGAGAAAACCTTGAAATGCTGAATACAGCTATTGCAGATCTTGAAAAGCAGTTAGCAGAACTCCCACAGGAAATTGATGTGACAGCTACAGAAGAATACAAAGCACTTGAACAGCAGATTGCTGAAAAGGAAGAAGCTATGCACAAGGCTAATGATATTTCGGCGGTTAAGGCAGAATTAAAGTCACAGGAAACAGCTTTAAGGCAGCAGTTAGCAGAATGTGAAAGCCAGATTGCAAAGTCTGATACGGCAGCAGACGAACAGCGACTTGAAGAATTAAAGCAGACAAGGATTGATTCTGAACAGAATAAAGCTAATGCCGAGAAAATCCTTGATTTACTTGATGAATTAGACAAGGCGAAGAACGAAGCCTTGACAGAAGCGGTAAACAGCCATTTTGGGTTAGTTAAGTGGCAGTTATTTGAATATGCCAAGAATGGTAATTACAAGAGTTGTTGCATACCTACAGTTGACGGAAAGAGCATTTTAACAACTATGAGCAACAAGGGAAACAGGATTTTAGGTAGAGTTGATATTTGCAATTCTATTCAGAAAATTAGCGGCATATCAGTACCTATTATCTTAGATGATAGTGAGAGCTTAGATGAAGAAAATCAGAAGAAAGTTGCTGAAATGGTGGATAGTCAGTTGATTATGCTGATTGTTAATGACAGCGAGAAATTAGAGATTGCCGGGCAGATTTTAAGTTAAGAAAGTGAGGCATAGAAATGATTAAAGCGAAAGACGGAGAAGTTGCGTTTAGAGGTGGAAAAATCTATGTTATGGCAGAGACGGTTGCTATTTTACGTACGCTTAAAGAGACAGTTTCAGAGGAAGAGTACGAAATGGTGATTAGGCTTGCTGATAAAAGCAAACAGCAGTTGAGTGGTGAAGTCGAGGAAGCACTAGAAAAGCTCAAAAAGTTATTTGGATTATAGGAGGAATAATTATGGCAGAGAATACAGCAGTTGCAGAAAAGAAAGCATTTACCACCTCATTAAGTGAGTGGAGCAATACAATGACAGGACTTATTATCAATGATTATAAGGCTGTTGGAATGGATATGGACGATTACGCAAAAGAGTGTGCTATGGAAGCTATGACGAGCATATTCAATCTTGTTAAGAGTGACCCTAAGATTGATATGAGAAACCTTGATACAAGCAATTTAAGAGGTATCGTAAAGCGTTGTGCAAGCCTTAAGTTAAATGCTAGTGCATATCCAAGAGAGTGTTACTTTCAGTTACGAAATGTAAAGGTGGGAACTGACCCACAGACAGGCAAGGATATATGGCAGAAACAGGTGGAAATGGGCATTGAGGGTAGCGGTTATGATTCCCTACTTGCTAACTACGGAAAAGATGTTAAACAGGTATATCCGTATTGGGTAATTAAAGAGGGCGACAAGTACATACCGCCTAAGCATAAAGGACTTACAGTTACAGAGCCGGAGTGGGAGGAAAACGGATTGTCTGATAAAGCGGTAAGAGTTGTATATCCTGTTAAGTTATCAGACGGGACAGTAACATATCTTTCTGCTGATAGAGATAGCGTTAAGGTTAATCTGTTGGCTCATGTTAAGCAGAATATGATAAATAGCACTTTTGGAGTATGTGAGGACAGATACAAAGCTACAGCAAAGCAGAAAGCGGAAATTAAGACTAAGAAAGACGAGATACTTAATGCCTTAAGAGCGTGCAAGACAGTAGATGAAATGCTCGAATGTGAGATTGCAAGACCTTTTATAAGCGGTGCTTGGCTTGATACCCCAGAGAGTATGATACAGAGAAAAATGTGTAACAATGCAACAAGGAAATACCCTAAGAACTATGACCCAATGGCAAGACAGGCACAGGTTGAAATGGACGAGGTGTATCAAGTTGCACAGGCTGAAATTGCCGAAAATGCTAATACTGTTGAGTTTATAGAAGATAAGGCAGATGTAGTTGACACTACGGCAACAGAAGCAACCGAAGAACAGGCAGAAGATAGCGTATTACCGCCATTCATGCAGAGTGAGGAGAGCTGATATGAGAGTAATTTCACAGGATGGAACATTAGATTTTCCTTATGAATTATCTACGATTCGTGTATATAATGAAATAATTTCGATGGGAATGTGCAAAGATGATTCTTGCAGAAGCATAATTGCAAGATATTCCACCGAAGCAAAGGCAATTAAGGCTATGGAAATGCTGAGAGAAACGTATATCGGTATGCCTATCGTAATGCAGAATGTCGCTATTTCAGAAAATTTGGCAAAGGAATTTGAAAGATTAAAGAAATGTGGCATTATGGTGCGAGCAGAAAATCAGCCGTCAAAGGTAGAGTGTGTCAACAATGCTGTCTTTCAGTTCCCACAGGATGATGAAATCGAGGTGTGAGTATGGCAAAACACACAATGCAGGAATTATACCAATGGCAGGCATTACCGCTAAATATCAAGGTTTTAATGACAGCAGAGAGAATAAGAAACTGGGTTAATGAATTTGGCGAAGATGGTGTGTATCTGTCATTTAGCAGTGGCAAGGATAGCACAGTTTTAGGACACATAATCAGAGAAGTTTGCGGATATAAAAATATCCCTTTTGTGTTCGTTGATGTGCCGACACAATATCCAGAGTTGAAACAGTTTGCACAGACGTTTGATAACCTTGTGATTTTGAAACCTAAAATTTCATTTGCACAGGTTTGCGAAAAGTATGGATTTCCAATGTTTTCAAAGGAAATATCAGAATGTGTTGCAGATAGTAGAAAATACATTAGAATCCTTACAGACAGACAGACAGACAGACAGACAGACAGACAGACAGACAGACAGGGATTCCGTTTGCTTATCGCATAGCCGACCTGATAGGAATAGACAGGAGAACAGACAAGGAAAACAAAGCTTTTGCGGATTTAAAGATGGGGAATATCCCTAGTGAAATTCTGAAAGCACCTATCAGAGTAAAACAGTTATTCGGTGTCAAGAGTGAAGATTTTGACAGTATGTATGACAGGTCAAAGTACTTGTTTATGCTAAATGCACCATTTGAAGTATCTAATCAATGTTGCAAGGTAATGAAGAAACAGCCTATGCACAAATACAACAAAGATACAGGCAGAGTACCTATTACCGCTCAAATGGCAAGTGAAAGTAAATTAAGGACTTCACAATGGTTACAGAATGGTTGTAATGGATTTGACTTGAAAATTCCAACAAGCAATCCTATGAGCTTTTGGGCTGAACAAGATGTGTTACTTTACATCAAAGAAAATAATCTACCTATTTGTTCTGTTTATGGCGATGTGGTCACAGATTATGAAGCTATGGGGCAATGTGAAAATCAGATGTCATTTGCGGATTTCGGGATTTTTGACAAGGAAAGACCATTGCTGAAAACAACAGGATGTCAAAGAACTGGATGCGTACTGTGCGGATTTGGATGTCACTTAGAGAAAGAAAGCAGATTTTTAAGGCTGAAAGAAACGCACCCTAAATTCCATAATCTGTTATATGTCTTGAAAAATAATGGCGTGACATACGCAGAAGCTATTGACTGGGTGAATGAACACGGAAATATGAATATTAAGTATTAAAGGAGTACTTAAATGAAACTTAAATGCATAGCAACAGGAAGTACAGGTAATTGCTACACCTTAACTTCCAACAGTGGAGAAACACTTATCCTTGATTGCGGAATACCGATTAAGGAAATTAAAAAAGGCTTAGATTGGAACATTAAAGATGTTGTGGGTGTGTTATGCACCCATAAACACCTTGACCATAGCAAGTCGGTTAAGGATTTTGAAAATATGGGTATTCCTGTATGTAAACCATACGAAACCTTGCTTATGAACCAGTTTCTAGCAAATTCTTATTTTACTGTAAGAGCGTTTGACCTAACAACGATAGATGGAAGTTGGACACATACTAATGCAGACGGAACACCTTGTCCGATATTCGGCTTTCTGATTACGCACAAGGAAATGGGGAGAATGCTTTATATAACCGATTGTGAATTAATCAAGTGGAAGTTTAGAGACATAAATCACATTTTATTAGGTGTGAATTATGACAAGGATTTAATCGACAGGGATAACACAGGCAAAGCTAATCACGTTTTCAGAGGTCATTTAAGTATTGACACGGCTTGTAATTTTGTTAAGGCAAATTATTCAGATGGCTTGCAGAACGCAATAATGTGCCATTTATCAAGTGAAAATTCTGATAGAGATAGTTTTATCGAGAAGATGAAAAAAGTCGCTTATGGGGCAAATGTAGATGTTGCGGAGCGCAACAGGGAATGGCTACTTGCTAATCCTAATGAGTGCCCTTTTTAGAAAGAATTGAGAGGTGGAGAAGATGAAAGTAGTAATTGACATACATAAAGATTTCACAGGAGATTATATTGCCGACAAATTCAAAGATTTCTTTTCAAGGGTTATTGCAGATATTGATTGCAGAGGTGCGTGTGGTAGATACGAGGAAGAAATTGCTGAAATGTTTTTAAAGGCATTTGATGATAGTGAAGAAAAGATTTCTTGTAACTGCCAGCATAACAGCAATTCAAGAGATGATGAGCCTTGTTGCAGATGTGATAGCAGACGCACCAATGCCGACAGAATAAGGAATATGTCGGATGAAGAGTTGGCAGAGTTTCTTATAACTTTTAAGAACGCATTCGGCGAAGAATACGAGGGAGAAGCTAGTTGTATGGATTGGCTTAAATCAGAAGCAGAATAGGAGAGAATATGGCAAAGATATTTAGGTTTAGCGGCTATTTAGTTTCCAATCGTGAAAATATTTCACTCGAAGATATATATGATGATATAAGTGATGTAGGATATGCCGAAAATTGGCAACAGTTACATATCGAACAGTCGGAAGAATTTAATCTTGATGGCGAAGATAAGCCAAACTGTGACCTTGCGTTACTCACAAGGCATTTTAAGGCAGATAACATCAGTACAGAATTTGACAGACCTTTACCACAGAAAGGCGAGAAATATAAGCATTTCAAATTAGGCAAAATTGTCACAATTATTGGTATTTCAAGGCACACCGAAACCGAGGAAATATCGGTTGTATATGAATATGAGGGGCATATCTGGAATAGACCTCTTGAAATGTTTATGAGCGAAGTTGACAAAGAGAAATATCCTAATGCAGAACAGAAATACAGATTTGAATTAGAAGAAAGTGAGGAAAAATAATGAACAGAGTAATTTTATGTGGAAGACTGACTAGAGACCCGGAGATTAGATATTCACAGACAGCAAGTGGAAGTATGGCGGTAGCAAGGTACACATTAGCTGTTGACAGAACTTTTAAGAAAGAGGGTGAACAGGCAGCAGACTTTATTAACTGCATCGCATTTGGCAAGAACGGAGAGTTTGCAGAGAAGTATTTACATCAGGGAACTAAGATTATCGTTGAGGGTAGATGGCAGACAGGCAATTATACTAACAAAGACGGACAGAAAGTCTACACTAATGATTGTGTTGTTGAAAAACACGAATTTTGCGAAAGTCGTGCTAATCAGCAGAATAATAGCAACGGAATTATGGGCGGTAATGCTAGTTCAGACAGCTTTATGTCAATTCCAGATGGCGTAGCAGACGAGGGATTAC